TCAGTCGTTTCACGAACGAGTGAGCTTGTGACCAGAGATCCATGCATAGCAGAGAAAAGAGAACCACCGAATACACCAGCAACCCCAAGCATATGGAAGGGGTGCATGAGAATATTATGTTCTGCCTGGAAAACAAGCATGTAGTTAAATGTACCTGAAATTCCAAGAGGCATGGCATCAGAGAAGGAACCTTGTCCAAAGGGATATACGAGGAACACTGCAGAAGCAGCAGCCACGGGTGCGCTGTAGGCAACACAAATCCAAGGACGCATACCAAGTCGGTAAGAAAGTTCCCATTCACGTCCCATGTAAGCATAGATACCAATTAGAAAGTGGAAGACAACAAGCTGGAAAGGACCACCATTGTAAAGCCACTCATCGAGAGAAGCAGCTTCCCAGATGGGATAGAAGTGCAGACCGATAGCATTAGAGGAAGGAACAACAGCACCAGAGATGATGTTATTACCATACATCAGAGAACCAGCAACGGGTTCACGGATGCCGTCGATGTCCACAGGGGGAGCACCGATAAATGCGATGATGAAACAAGTTGTTGCAGCAAGCAAACAAGGAATCATCAGGACACCAAACCAACCAACATAGAGTCGGTTGTCGGTGGAAGTAACCCAGTTACAGAACTGTTCCCAGGTGTTAGTAGAACGTTGTTGAGCAATTGTAGCAGTCATAATCGTTTTAGGATAGTAAGACCATCAGGGGAATGGTGGAGATACTATGCTCCCTGCACCCTCAGCAGGGATATGAGAGACGGATTGGTAACCCTGCCTAGTCTCGGTCAAACGGCAGGGGTGTTACGGTCGGTTGCAAAACGTTACGTTTCTTAACCCGTTGACTTATTTATAATACTACGGTTCTTACTACCTGTCAAGCCCCCTAGAACCTGAATTTGACCTTTCCTGCGATGGAGTTGGTGGTCATGCCGTCCGATACCCCATGAGTTCCCTCGATGGTAATGACTTCTCTATAGTCAACTGAAGCAGTTACACCATAAGAATTATCAGTTCCATAGGATCCCTCAACACTCATACCAAATAAATCATTCTTCTTACCACCGAATCTAGTTTCTAATTTAAGTCCTGCTTCACCAACGTGAGTTGTTTCATTAACAGAATCAACTACTCTTGCTGATCTGATGTCACCAGTCTCAGTATAACCATCTCTCTTTAAGTTAGATACAGTATGTCCTACAAATGGATGTAACCAACTTGCAAGATGTAGGTACAATCTATTTGTTACCCACCACTCTTTACCTTGAGTCTTACCAGCATTATCAAATACACCTTCAACTGTTCTAGTATAGTCATACTTATTGTTAGCCATACCAGCATTAGTATTCAATGAAAGGGTATTGCCATGGAAAGCATTGAAGATTCCAACGTGTTCCTTTCTTAGATTTGCTCTACTATCAGAACCAGTCATATTGATTCTGGCAGTATTGTACTGAGCACCAATAGTCCATCCTTTTGTGATATCAAATTCCATTCCACCACCAAATACTTTGGAATCGGCAGTGTATCCATCACCGTTGTATGACTGAGCAAAATGATTGTTCTCAAATACTCTTAGTCTTTCTTTTGTTTGTGATGGTTCATGATTTAATAAACCGTTGATAGCACCACCAACATTATCGAGTGCCTCTAGTTGATCAATACGACCGAAGTAATCTCTGGAAGCATAATACTCTGCATATGAGGTGCTGGTTTCATAGGTAATAACCGAAGGATCATTTGTTACAGTATCAGGTGATCCATCAGTATAGACTTTAGTATAAACTGGTGTAGTAGTTACAGTTCTAACTGTTGGTGTAGTAACTCCTGTTGTTCTATGGTGATTTACTTTTTGCTTAGCACCATTCTCAGTTGCGTTGAATCTATGTGTTTGAGTTACCGTAGGAGCAGCACCAGAGGGGGCATAGGCACCTCTCTGAACGTCATAGGTTCTGGTCTCTACCCATACAGGAACCGTTGCCAGTGTGGTTGTTGTAGAGGTTGTAGGAGTGCCGTTGGTGGTTACCGTTGATCCATCACTATAAGTATCTACCGTTGTAGGTGTGGTAGTTGTAGTAGTGACTGTATCCTGATAATAAGTTCTAGTATCACCAGCAGTATCAAAAACGTATCTGTCCTGCAATACAGAACTACTAGTAACAATAGGAGTTCCAGCAGCAGAGGATACTAATGTGGGTGCTGATGGAGTTGAAGGAGTTGAAGGAGTTGAAGGAGTTGAAGGAGTTGATGGTTGTTGAACTGTTCCAAATTCCTGTACGTCTGGAATACCATTTCCGTTAGCATCACCAGAAAGAATTGATGATGAAAGAGTTACAGTAGCACTACGAATAACTTGATCCCATGGAGCCCACTCCATCGTTGGAGTTCCATTTGGGTCAGATGATTGTGGATCACCCAGAGGAATGTAAGTAAAGGTATAGTCACCAGCAGCAAGTCCAGTGAAAGTTACACCCTGCCATGATGCAGAGGGAGAACCAGCAGCAGTGGAATCATCATAAGGAATCAGTTGTGTTCCGTCAGTTGTAAAATAGTTTGTTCCTGGGATCAATCCTGCTGGAGTTGAGTTCTCAAGTAAAGTGAATGGTGTAATAACAGTTGTAAAGGTGGTTCCATTAGCACCTTCAAGTTTGATATCTGCTTCGTTGAAGGTTGTTCCTGTGTGATAGGAACCATACCAGAAGGTAATACCACCTTGTCCATCCCCAACATATCCGATAGAGTTGGTATGAGCTAATGCTGCTGATGGCACACCAAGTAAAAGTGCGGACGCAGCTGCTAACGTCCTTTGAATATTGTTCATTTCTATGCAGTGAATAAGTGATTGATTAACAAAAACAGAATGTTTTTAAATTAATAAATGCACCAAGTCACTGCTAAAGTGACTTGTTAATGGAGTAGCAAACTCAATTGACAAATCATAGGCATAGCTATTTATGAAAAAAGAGGGGTCACCCCCTCTTGCTAGTATTCTGAATAACGATAAACTTATCTTTTGGTAAGGTGCCTGCTACACAGACTTTAAGTTCATCATCTTTGTCCCAGACACCATCCTCTACAAGTTTCTGTAGGGCAAGACTCAGTTGCCCTAGCATTCCAGCACTCACAGAATACCAGGGATAATTTGACCCGTGGTTAGATAAGCACCGACACCAGCAACAAAACCGATCATTGCCAGACGTGCATTGAGGACTTCTGCCTCAGGGGTAAATCCGAATTTCATAGTTGTTCTCCATTAGTAATTGTAGTAAATTTATAAGGATTGTTTCCAAAATTACTTTCTATCATTCTAGATAATTTTGAAAAAGTTGTTAGTAAATCGTAAGGCAGGGAGCAAATAAAACTATTAATACTGTATCTAGTGCCAGTTAATATAGGTGTTACTTGATGAACCCAATAATGATTAGCTGGAAAAACTATAGCATCTCCCGTTCCCAATTGAATAGATTTTTTACCATTAAAGAATTGAAATTCTCCTCCAGTATATTCATCATTCAAATTAATAGTCACACTAGCATGAATAAAGTTTTCCCAATCAATATGAGGATGTATATAATCTCCCTTTTTATATCGTAGAATACGATATCTATGAGCATATCGTAATTCTGATTTTAATGTAGTTGCTAAAAAACAATCTAAAGACTGAAGGTGATCGATCCAATTGTGAATTAATTTTTCTGTAGTAGAATGTACTAAAGGAAAATTTTTACTTTCTGGATGCAATAATATAATGTCAAATGGAGAAGGTGCAACAGTATTAGTAGAGTAATTTAAAGAATTCTCATGATAAACACATGTTTCTGGAGTATTTTCAAATTCATCTACTATAGATTTACACTGATCTTCATTCAAAACATTTCTTACTACTGCAATTGTATCATAATAAGTTATTTCAGTCATTTAATTAATTATCAAAAGATAAAGATAATCACAGATTTTCCTCCTGCTCAGTCAAGATCACACAGTCACTAGTGGGATATGCAACACAAGTGAGCACCCAACCCTCTTCTTGCTGTTCATCATCAAGGAAGGATTGTTCTTCATTGTCAACCGTCCCACTAATGAGTTTTCCAGCGCAAGCAGAGCAGGCACCAGCACGGCAGGAAGAAGGCAGATCAACACCAGCCTCTTCTGCTGCTTCCAGAATGTATTGATCGTCGGAGCACTGAATAGTAGTTTCAGTTCCATCAGGGGATTGAAGAGTAACGTTGTAAACAGTCATCAGTAAGTTTCGCAAAGTTGTTCAATAGATTTTGCCAGTGTCACGAAGAACACGACACTAAGCATTGTAAAGAAAAGTTCTGTCATTGTCAATCCTCAGAAGATACCGAAGAAGAGTTTGCCAGTGCCAAGATAAGAAATGAGACCAGCAACAATACCGAGCATAGCCCAACGTCCATTGTAGGTCTCCTTCCATTCATTAGGGGTTTGTTGTCCGTAGTTGTGGTAGTACATGGTGGGTTCCTTTGCCCACATATTTTGCTGACCACGATCATTAGTAGTAACAGTCATTTGATTTGTAACGAATTATGACAGTACTATATATCATTTGTTAAGATTTGTCAAGAGCATCTTGTAAGACTTTGCTGACAAGATTGAGAACTGGTTGCTCCCTATCGTATCCAGTGAGACTGCCACGACACATAACAGGATCTCCAACAAGAGGATTTGGTTCAATTAATTCATATTCATAGTTGTGCTTAGAAGTATATCCTCTGCCAGTAGAATTCCAAATACGAACCTCGGCAAGTTGTTTTCCATTAATAGTCATGCCGAATGGTTCAAGATCAACTTTTACACGAATCATAATCAATCTCTAGGTTTAGGTTTGCTGCAGTCGTTACAGTAGAAGGAGAACCCACTACGAAAGTAGTGTACCACCTGGTAGTGGTCCTTGTCAAGGGGTTTCTCCAAACTACATTTGCTACAAATCCTAGTATCTTTCTGGGATTTGATCGTAGTCGAGAGGGTGTTCTTGTTTCTTTTCTCTCTTACGAAATCTTTTAAGGTCCTCAAATAAGGATTTAATTTCTTTGTAAGCATCGTTAGCATCTTTTTTTCCTGCCATTTCAGCAGCGATAATGTACTCTACTTTTTTACCAAAGTCAAATAGGTGGTACTCAAAATCCGTTTGATGTTCGTACATCCTGACATCCTCCTTTTTAATTATCTATGCTCCTTGCGTGGATCGAACACGCCTCAGGCGAATTATGAGTTCGCTGCATTCACCAGATTGCTAAAGGAGCAATAGGACTGCAGGGAATTGAACCCCGTTCACACCGTTATAAGCAGTGGGCCTTAACCAATAGGCGACAGTCCCGTACTGCTCAGGCTGGGATCGAACCAGCGACCAAACGATTAACAGTCGTCCGCTCTACCTCTGAGCTACTGAGCATTGAAATTAGGTTTGTTGTGATTGTAGCATAAACTCTACGGTGTTGGCAACATCATTCATAGCATCACGAAGATGTGGTTGTTGCCCTGATTCCTGCCGAATGATAGGTCTGTGATCATCAACAAGAGTCCATCGCCATTGTTTCATATGCTCACAATACCACAGATTAATTTTCATATTTGAAATATTCAAGTTTAATCCAGTTGAGAAGTGCGTAGACTTCTGATAATTCAGATTGATATTCTTTATATTCGGTATCCTCAAAAAGTTCTTCACGTTCATAAAATTCTATTTCACTTGAAAGAAAATCAACATAATGATTGAAGACAGATATAGTAAGTTCTCTGTCTCTCTGAGAGATTAAAGACATAATTTTATCCTCAAGGATAAGAGCGGAGTATCGGAATCGAACCGACGACATCTAACTTGGAAGGATAGCGTTCTACCGCTGAACTAACTCCGCATATTTGGTGGATCGGATATGATGATCCCGATCCGTTTTGGCATCCTTCTAGGCTATCTGCCTAGCGACTACCAATGTCGGTAAGAGGACTTGAACCTCCACGTCATAAAGACACTGGAACCTAAACCCAGCGCGTCTACCAATTCCGCCATACCGACTTGTACCTCTGTCTGGGAATCGAACCCAGTTTCCATGTGTGTTGTCCACCCGTCCTTACCAATAGACTACCAGAGGAAATGGAGGATGTCAACCCTCCACCAGGCTCGCCACCAATTTTGATTACGAGAAAATTGGAAACTCGGCGGGAGTTAAAAACCCCATCCGCACCAGCAGGCTTAACCCTTATCCTGCGGGGTTTAAGTTTGCGTATAGAATGTCCATTTATTAATAGGACATTTTGCCGCTTTCAATGATGTTTTTGTTTCCAAATAACATCCGCAATGTTTACATCTTATATCCGATTTAGAGAAAAAAGGACAAGATCTACACATGCTCATTCGGGATTTTTTTACTTCATCAGGAACAAATATTCCATTACCTTTAGCGGCACCCCAAGCAACATTACCCAACGTTCCCGCTAGATTTTTAATTTGTTGAGATTTTTTAGGAAATTGATTATTGTTATTGTTCATATTAGTAAAAATATCTTTAAGGGGGATCACCCGACCAGGGCGCTTTTAATGTCATCCCGAGACAAAAGAGCACCAACCAGTTGCTATGTATTTAGTTTCGGATGAAGGAATACCATAATGGGAATGAGTCCATCCAGCTGGCCAAATATAAAGATCACCCATAATTGCTTTGGATTCAAAATTTTGTTGAGGCCATTTAGTACCTCCACAATCTTCAATAGTATTTAGATATACCATCCAAGCGAGTAATCTTAAGGAATACGGTTCTTCATTTCCATGTTCCATATGTTCAGCGTGATAACATTCACCAGGAAGATATTTTTGAATATGAAAATTTTCACAAATAGTCCATGGAGCATAAACATTTTTTAAAAATGTATGAATATTTACATACTCATTTATCTGAAAGATTAAAGTTTCAGTAAATTGTTTATGCTCCGAAAGTGAAGTTACTACTCCTTCATAATTGGTTGGATTTTTTTTAAATCTAATTGTACTTTGTTCGAAGTAATTAATTAGATGTTCACATTCTTTATTGCTATAACAATTTGAATGAAAAATATATTGGGTCATTGACTCCACCAGGATTTTTAAAGTCTCTCCATGACTAACTAAAGGTGATTACATCATCACTCATACCACCACGAACGCCGCTATTAATATAGTTATAAGGCATTTCATCTAGTCCATATGGATCACCATATAAATCAAACTTGATTCCACCATCACTAGTAGTTTCTTTCTTTACATTATATCTAAAACTAGTTTGCCATCCTTTAATAGTATTAATTGCTTCACTAATATTTTTCAAAAGATATGGATCTTCAGTTTCAGCACCCAGTTTAAGTGCAGTACGAAGAGCATCTTCAGCACGTTCAATCTGATACCTTACGGAATCATTCATCTTCATTGTCTCCTTTTACATAAGCAGGAACATTGTCAGGATCTAACCAACAAGTATAATCGTGGTCATCCATAGCAGTCATTAATTGCATCTCATTATCGCAGAGATACATATCTCGATACCGACCAGTGTAGGAATCTACTTTCTGAATTCGGCAATCAGGTTTTCCATTAATTTCTAATGTACCGACCTGAATATAACGATAGGGAAAACGTTCAAGTAAAACAGTTGGTTTTTTCATAATAAGTTAATCAAAGGCGACTCAGGTTGGGGTCGAACCAACGACCGACTGCTTAGAAGGCAGTTGCTCTATCCACTGAGCTACTGAGTCATTGTACATCAAGCAGCAGTTTTTTGCAAAATCTTGATTTGTTGAGCAACCTTTTTTGCCTCAACGATTTTACCTTCACTTGCAAGAGAGTGAAGTTTATCGATGAGTGTCTCAACTGTTTTATCTACAATGTCGGATTCATCGTAGGTGTCGTAAGCAATCATCGGAACCTCCTTGACTTGACTTATTTAGCATAGCACGGAGACCCTTGCCCGTCAACCCCCCTGACCATGTAATTTTATGTAGTACTCAGCGTCTACAACTACCAGGGGTTTTTTGCCGTTTTTTTTCATAACGACAATTGGTTCATAATCACCACAGTTGGAAGCTGCTTGATCATATGCATCCCAAACATTTAACTTCTCAACGTTCTTACATTCTACACTATGAGGAAACTTTTGTCTAGCAGCACGCGCCATGATTAGATCTTCCCCACCTGCACCCATACTTCTAGATTCTATATCTTCTGGATGTATCTCCAAACACTCGATTAGTTTTTCTCTAACCCATTGTTGCAGTCTACGACCTTTTGCTTTTGCCGATTGTGGACGCATAATAAAAAACCTCCGTCATGGAGGTATTTAGTTAGTAACTTGCTTCGGTATAATTAGGGGGTTCTAGATGTACAACTTCGTATTCTTGTTTAATATCTTTCAATTGTTCTTTCAACTCTTCATCTGTTAAATTATATGCTAACACATGATTAGTTTTATCATAGACATGATTAATTGGTTCTTTCATATTCCTCCTATGAACCGTTGTTATTTATCGAACCATGGGTCTGGAATCATTGGTTTGTTCTTTTTTTCCAATCCTGTTTCATTGCTCCTAGTGCCCATGCTTGAGTGAGACTTTTCGGACCATTCTTCAATATCTCTATCTGATACTCCTCCAATTGAGACTCCATCAATTCTAAATATTCCTCTCTCCAGTCTTTCATAAATTCTCCTTTTGATCTTTTCAGTTAGTTTATCTAGATAATAAAGCATTTCCTTCAACCCTTACAGAGTTATTTTACAGACAAAAAAAGGGGTTGTCAAGTGGTCTTTGTCACCTGACAACCTGCGCCGACGATACGTTATTATTTATCAGTCGAAGATTCTTCCCCAACCATCATTGCCACCTGGACACCATCTTGCTTTAAGCATTGCTCTGCTGTATACTGTACCCTTACCGTTGGTAACAGGACCAGTATAGTTGTCGTTGCATGAACCGTAGGGATCATTGACAACATATCCATCACCCTTCTTACCGATGACTACACACATGTGTCCACCAGTAGGAGCACTGAGAGAACCACGATGGAGAATGCCAATAACCACGGGCTTGCCACGAGCAAGGGACTTGTCCAGATCAGCAAAAGAAAGATTGTATGAGAAATGGGACTTGACACCATACGACGCAAGAACCTTCGTCTGAACCGCATGGTCCGTAGTATCACCAATCGCAAATACCTTCGTGACATACGCATCATCACCTTTATCCCCTTTGAGGGTGCCTGGCTTGAGGAACTCAAGGCACATTGCACATGAGGATGAGTTGCATGTTCTATGGGCATCACGATAGTTATCCACCTGGTTAAAGTATGGTACTGGGAGAATAGGTGGAATGGGTGGTTTGCTACGAAACTTTTCAATCCAAGCAGCATCAGTAGCACCACCAGCACCGTCATCTACTAGACAGTCAGGATCGGTTACTCTCATTGCCTCTTCTAATTGAGCAACAGCAGTAACGTGATTTGAATTTCTCTCAGAGAAGAACTCAAAGAACTTATGAAGATCTGGTTTACCACCGTTAGCATTGCCACCACGATAGGTTACAACCCAAGGTGAATCCTGATTGAGGTGCTCAGGAATCGATGCCTCAAGTAGTTCTACTGCAGCAACGTGGTTATCGTTGTTCTCATCATAGAACTTAAAGAAGTTCAGAAGAACCTTCGATGGTGCCACGACCACCGCAGGTGCCGCAGGAGCAGCAGCAGGGGCAGCAGAACCACCAGACATGCCCTTCTTCCACATATCCCCCTCAGCAGTCCTACGACGTGCTAGACCTGCCTCTACGGACGATCCTGGGTTGCGATACTTGTAGAGTGCTGCAGGAACATTCACCCAGTTTGCTTTTGACTCTAGAGCAGTATTGATCGAATTGAAGTTGGAACGATCTCCAACGAATCCTGCTCCTAAGTTATATGCAAACGACAAAAGTGCCCCCTGTTGCTCAGGAGACATCTCGTTCCAATGTGGAATCTTAGTAAGTGCTGGTAAGAAGTGCTTAGCACATTCTTCCTCTAGAAGTTGATCTGCCTCTGCCTGGGAAATAGTTTCACCTAAGGAAAAAGGAGATCCATCTCTCTTGCGAGTGGATCCCCAACCACAGGTATAAGGTTTGCCTCCAGAAAGAGGATCAGGATAAGCAGTAAGTCTGCATCCCTCAAACTCTTTGATTAATTTTAATCCTGGTGTTGGTAAAGTCATTTGAAAAAACTAGTAAGGTTTGCTCTCTCACTGGCAATCCTGGCATTAATAATATCGATATATTTCTCTTCCTTTTCGATTAGAATATATTTTCTATCTGTTTGCATACATGCTATAGCAGTAGATCCAGAACCACCGAAACAATCTAATACAATATCGCCAGGATCAGTGCAGTGCATAACTATGTTTTTTAATAGATCTACTGGTTTGGGTGTGATATGACCCAACTTTTTACCATCAAACTCATAATTCCAAACAGAATGGTGAGTTCTTTGGTTGTTAAATTTTGGAACGATGTCCTCCATTTTCAACCCCAAGTATTTAGTAATTGGTTTAATTGTATCTTCAGTTGGATAGTTTTTACCCGTTTCAATATTACTATACCATCCAGTCAAACCCCCAGTTTTACTAAGGATCTCACCAGAAATCTCAGACGATTTCACTCCTCGTTTTGTTCTTTCTTCTTTGAGTTTTTTGTGCAAATCCTTACGAGTATAGAACAACATATACTCTGCCATCTTTTGAAAGTTGTTAAGACCTTCTACTTGAACGAATCCTTTCAAGAATCCTTCACTCTTGCATCCATCAAATAGTTTGTTCCACACAATAAAGTTACGATATTTCAGATCTGTTGATTGTTGGATACGACGATCCAGTTCAGACATAATCCGAAAATCATTATGAAAAAACCAAAAAGATCCAGAGTCTTTCATGACCCTGGATAGTTGCACAAAGACTTCCTCCATCCAATCGTAGTAGCATTCACCAGAATAAGGTTTAGGTGTAAACCCTTTCTTAGTATATCCAAAGTTATCCCAATCCTCCTTGCCAATGTTGTAAGGAGGATCGATCAGGATTAGGTCAGCAGATTTATCTTCTAGTTTCTGGAGTTCAACCAGACAGTCTCCATGAATAATCATCAGTGTTTAGCAGCGTGTTCTTTAGTGATACGGACGAATTCAGGAAAGGAACGATCTCCCTGTTGATAATTAGTGTCCCGTGTCATAGGAATTACATTCATTCCACGGGTAAGATACTTATCAGAGCAAACAGGAATCACATGACAGAACTGAATCTGATTACGATTCTTGCTTTTCTCTTTGGCATTCCACCATTCTTGTTCAAGAGTTTCCAGAGTCCAAGGATCACAAAGGTATCCTTCATCATTCACAATACGAATATTATAAGTCTCTTTGTAGAATTTGACAAGATACTCAGCATGTTCTTCAAACTTGCTGATAATATCAGGAGCAAAATTCTTCTTATACACGTTACCTTTTTGCAGGGTGAGAAGAGCAGCAAAGTCAAAAGCAGCAGTAGCACAAGTATAAGAAGTACCTGCTTGATCAACTGGAACTGCTGCTTTTAGTTTTACTTTTTGCTTCAGTTTAAACATATCACGAAGAACCGTTTCCTGTTCATTCGTAACTTGGATAGGAAAATATCGTGCAGTACGATTCTTAAACACCACGTCATCTGCTCCTGGTGCTTGAGTACAGTCTGCAATCTTGTTCTTAAAGTTGTCAGTATAATAAGAACCAAGAAGATGTTGACATTTACCAGAATGTCCTTTAGGCAAACAACAACGTGCCTGACTATGCTTAGAATAGAAATCACTAAAGAAGTTGACTTCCAGTGGAGTTAGTTCGTAATCTGCCAAACGAGAAAGTGCCTCAGTAAAGGTTTCTTTCTGCACACCTTTACTGAGGACAGCACCACACATGACTTTAGAATAGATAGCATTAGTCTCAAAATCTTCTGCGTCCTGGACAGCAGCAAGATTATGGTCGTTGACGAAATGCATGAGGATCCCTTGAGTACCCCGTCATTATAGGGCACCCAAGGGATCGTGTCAACCCCCTCAGAGGGAGTCAATAAAATTTACATTCAAGGTGATTCTTAACGGATTTATTACTGGACAGGATGATGCATGTGGTATTCTACCATCAAAGATAACTAACCTTCCCATCTTAGGTTCTACAACTTGATTTACATCACCAAAAAAATAAGTTGGTCCATCAGAGTTATTAACATAATATAATGCTACTGTATGTGGTGCAAATAGATCAGTATGTATTTCATTGTGTTTTTTATGATCTAATTTTGGATAGTATAATCCAAATCTCACTCTAAATATATCATTAAAATTCTTTTCTGCTGCTGCGGCAATGCACATTAAAGTGCTTTCTAATTTGGGAAATATATGTGATCTAATTTCTCTTTCCCACATTGCTAAATGAGAGAAAGATGTAACTCCCATTTTATTGTCATAAGTAGCATCTGACATCACATACCAAGGAAACTCGGTAGATGTGCAGAGGTTAGACAACTGGAGTTGCATAACCTCAGGAATACAATTATCAATAATCTTTAGTGTCACAAAGAAAATCCTGCAAATGTATTACTAGTTACATCCTGCTTGATACCACCGATCACATAGGACTCGATCTCAGTCTCTTGCGGAGCGTTCTGCATAGATTTAGAGTTGAGCCAGTGCTCTGTCCAAGGAAGAGGATTGTTCTTTGCTGGAACGTCATAGATAGGGTTCAGACCGATTGCTTTCAAACGACGGTTCGCAATCCATTCAACATATTGAGAAAGAAGTTTGGTATTCAAACCAATCATCGACCCATCCTTGAACAGATACTCTGCCCAACGCTTTTCTTCATCTACAGCATCTCTAAACATTTGAACAATGTTTTCTTTCTCTTCCTCAGCGATACGAACAATATCAGGATCATCACCTTGAGCCCACTTATTCAGGATCTTTTGAGTAAGAACTAAGTGCTGAGATTCATCTCTAGCAATCAAAGAAATTATTTTGGCGGAACCTTCCATAAGCTTGAGTTCGCCAAATGCAAAAGAGCAAGCAAAGCTAACATAGAAACGAATCCCTTCGAGAATATTAACGTTCGCAATAGCTCGATAAAGTTTACGCTTGAGTTCATATCTGTTTTCCTGTGCTGTTGTTACACCTTCCTGTGCAAACTTCCAATCAGTTGAAGATCCATACTGATGTGCAGCAGCAAGAAATTCATCATAAGCAGTAGTTACACTCTTAGCACGTTCTAGAATCCTATCATCTTCAAGAACAGTATCAAGAACCTCAGTGGGGTCTGGATACACATTTTTAATAATATAAGTGTAAGAACGTGAGTGAATCATTTCCATGAATCCCCATGCTTCCATACATGCTTCCAGTTCAGGAAGAGAGCAGTATGGGATAAATGCCATACCAGGACCACGCCCCTGAACAGAATCTAGAAGAATCTGGTACTTCAAATTAGAAGTAAAGATGTGCTTCTGTTCGGGGCGTAGTTGTGCATAGTCAGCACGATCCTTCTGGAGGGAGACCTCCTCAGGTCTCCAGAAGTATCCTAGTTGTGTCTGTGTAAGTTTATCGAAGTCTGGGTATTTGTATGAATCGTATCTTTGAACTCCAAGTGGGGCACCGAAGAACATCGGTTGTTTTTTTGTATCTACCTTTGCAGGATTAAAAACTGTCATACCGTCTACCATTTACTTCTCCTTAAACTTTACATGAATCGCAGTCTTCATCATCAGATTCTAGCAGATCATTGATCAAATCGTCAACATTCTGTTTTACTTCTTCATCACCATCTTTCTTGTTATCATATGTATTTTGATAGTAGCTTGTCTTCCAACCGTACTTATATGTATTGAGGAAGTATGTTGCGATTACTGACACAGGAACTTCAGAATTTTCATAATGTTCTGGATTAAAGGACCAGTTTCCAGAAATCGCTTGATCGAAGAACTTTTGCATAACTGCAACAATATTAATATAACCAGCATACCCAGACATATCCCAAAGAAGCGTATAATTGTTCTTAAGTGTTTGGTACTGTGGAACAATTTGCTTAAGGGGTCCTTTCTTCGACTTCTTAACGGACAGATAATCTCTAGGTGGTTCGATTCCATTTGTTTCATTTGACACAACGGAACTGCTCTCCGATGGCATCTGTGCCGACAATGTTGAGTTCCTGAGACCGTGAGCCAAGATGGATGCTCTAAGTGACTCCCAATCATACTTTAGTTCATTTGGTACAATTTCATCAACCTCCTTCTTGTATGTATCGATTGGTAAAATTCCATCTGCATACTTAGTACGATCATAGTATCCACATGGACCATACTCTTTCGCAAGTTGATTAGATGCTTTCAAGAGATAATACTGGAATGCCTCAGTAAGATCATGAACTAGCTGCCATGCTCGGGGATCATCATAGTGCTCACCTTGACGGGCAAGATAATGTGCAAGACCAATGTATCCAATACCAAGTGAACGACGATTGAGAGTCGAAAGTTCTGCAGCAAGAACAGGATATTCTTGATAATCAATTAGAGAATCCAAACCACGAACAGCAAGATCGCATAGTTCTTCCAATTCATCTAGATTCTTCAGTCTACCAACATTGATAGCAGAGAGAATGCATAGAGCAATCTCACCCATAGGATCATCAATATGTTGAATTGGTTTGGTAGGAAGGGTAATCTCTTGGCAAAGGTTACTCATCCAAACCTTATCTTTAAATGAAGAGTGAGAATTACAGTGGTCGATATTCATGATGTAGATACGACCAGTCTCAGCACGTTCTTTTAGGAGGTCCAGAATGAGTTCTTGAGCAGCAATAGTTTTTCTTGGAATAGACTGATCTCGTTCTGCAGCCACATACAGATCGTCAAATCCATCAAGCCCAAAATTAGCAGTAAGCTGAGGAACGTCATGTGGACTGAAGAGTGAGATTTCTCCGTTTTGAATGAATCGTTCATAGAAGAGTTTGCTGATCTGGATGCTGTAGTCTAACTTACGAACACGGTTGTCCTCGGTTCCTTTATTATTTTTTAGTACTAGGATGTCTTCGATTTCTTGGTGCCAGATGGGGAAGTGTACTGTTGCGCTGCCACCTCTAATCCCATTCTGAGTGCAGCATCGGACAGTGCTCTCAAACTTTTTGAGGAAAGGTACGACACCTGTATGAGTAACTTCGCCCCCTCGGATTTTGCTGTTGATGCCACGGATTCGACCTGCGTTGATACCGATTCCCGCCCTTTGTGCAACATACCTGCCGATAGCCATATCAGAACTAAAGATGCTATCGAGGGTGTCATCACTATCAACAAGCACACAGCTAGCAAATTGTCGAAGTGGAGTTCTAACCCCTGCCATGATAGGTGTGGGAATGTTGATTTTGTGCTTGCTGATTGCGTCGTAGTATCGCTTGACATATGACAGACGGGTTTCCTTGGGATAATCTGCGAACAAAGTAGCAGCAATCAAGATATACATGTATTGAGGAGTCTCAAATAGAGTTCCTGCGCTGCGATCCTGTACCAGGTATTTATCTACAACCTGTCGTAATCCTGCATATGTAAACAAAAAGTCGCGGTCATGATCAATAAAAGAATTGATCTTGTCCCAGTCTTCCATAGAATATTTACTCAGAAGATCAGAATCGTAAATATTCAAGGAAACACCAGCAGTAAGATGATCATGAACATCTGGGAATGCTACTTTCCAATTCTGTCCAAAGACATGCTTGCGTAGACCGAAAAGGAGAAGACGAGCAGCAACATACTGATAATTTGGATGATCAAGAGAAATGAGATCACTTGCCGACCTAACCAGGATCTCTTGTATTTCTGAGGTTTTGATGCCATCATAAAACTGAATGTTTGCGTTCATTTCTACTTGTGAAGCAGATACACCACTCAGTCCATCACAAGCATGTTCAACCATAATATGAATCTTCTCGATGTCAATAGACTCGATAGAACCATTTCTTTTTTCTACTTTGATGCCGTTGCTCATACTTTCTTCCAAACGTTAAATTTAAGTTGTGCTTCTAAACCTTCGTAGATATTTTGATCTACGATTTGCTGGACATCTACTCCAGCTAGAACCATGTCATTTAAATCCTTCTCTTTAATTTCAGAAGGAAAGATAACGATGGCGAACTTTCTATCTATTACATTTTGCATCCTATCAACAATCTGTTGATTCCTAGGTTCGTTATCGAACACAAACACAAAATTAGTTTCGTAGTTTGTCATCAAGAACGACCAGTCAATATCCGCTCCTGCCATAGCAATCGCATTGTGAATGAACAGACTATCAATCGGACCTTCGGTAATGAAGACATTCTTGGTGTAATCCACTCCATCGAGATTATAGACCTTTGGTTGTGAATCATCCAGTATGGTAGTAATATACCTTAACTGGGTCTTGTTTGTCAATGCACGACCTTGAAACCCAAACCAATGACCGTTGTTGATCAATGGAATGATGATTCGACCGTGATCGTCATCTAGATTATTAAATGTTTCTTTCTGAGAATTTACCCACGCTTTATATTTGGGGCAGTAGTAAAGTTTATTTAGTTTATCTTTTGGGATCTTCCGATCCAGCAAATACTTTTTTGCGGGGTGTTCCTCATCGAGAATGGAAATTGGCACCACACCTTTCTTATTACTTTGGAATTTGGGTTTTTCAAATTCTAGTTTGGGGTTGGGGGTGTTTGTTGCCTTTCCAGTGAGACCCTCTTTATATCGTTTTAGGATGTACTCATCATAAAGATCTGATGCGTTGTCTTTAAGAAAGTTGGCAAGAGTCCTTCCGACTCCACAATTATGACACTTGAAAAGAATATCGTTCTTCTTCTGATAGAAATACCCCCGTGTTTTGGACTGCTTCTTTTGAGAGTCTCCACAATAGGGGCAACGAAAGTTGTATAGATTTTCTTTTTTGCGTGAGAATTTATCAAGTCTGGATGCAACCAGATTCACATACTCAGTGTCGATGTAACTCATCTAGAGGGTGCTATTTGCTGTGTCCCTACTGTACCACCAACTCGTCCTACTGTCAAGATGTTTCCGAAAAAGGATGCAGATCCAATAACGAGTACTGCTGCTGTGCCGATACCAGTAGCAATCCATCTGAAAGTAGCGAGATCATTTACTCGGTTCTCAACTTTGTCAAGTCTTTCGATAACTGCTGTATGTTCTTTAGAATTGGAAACTTTTACATCTTCCAACATCTTGATAATAAGTTGATCGTTCTTATCACTTTCGTTCAATCTATTTTCATGGCGCTCAAGAATTACAGCAACTCTATTGCTGTTCTCTGAGATTGTAGCAACTGCTCGCTCAAGTTTGTCAAGCATCTCTTTAGAGAGATCTTCATAAATGTCAAGTTTACTTTCAAGTACAGCTAACTTCTGAAGACCGAATGCCATGACTTACCTCATACTGCTGGTGGAGTTGTACCAGTAGCAGCTGACTTTTGAAGTTCTTTCTTCTTGAGTGCTAAATTTTGTGCTGCTTGCTTCTTTGCTAGTGCTAATCTTTGATTAGCATTTTGCTTTGCTGCTTGTACTTGATTTTGATCTTGTTCCATTTGCTCTAACACCACATCTGGTAATCGTTTCATTGCTTTCGCTCTCTTCTTAGTATAAAAATCTATCACATCTGTAGCGAATACTCTCTCAATATTTATAATTCCTCCAGCACAACGAAGATATTCTCTCAGTTTAGTTCTAACTTGTGTTTCGTTTTTAGCATAGATCACAATATCACCAAGATCGGCAATCGTTACTTTAAATGCGTATACTGTTGCTGCCTCATATATTTTATTCTTTTTCTTTTTTTGCCACCTTCTAACAACTTTAGAACCTCTAGGAATACCAGGTGGTTCTACGGCAGGAGGCAAAGACGTTTCAACCCCAGTCCCAACAGAGTTGGTAGGTGGGGTTCCAGCAGATATATTAGTTTCTTCTTTCATCAGATTGCATTCAACTCTACTTTAATATTATTGTCTTCGGGTATTTGATTTAAGAAGTTATCTGGCCATCTATTTAAGAAAATCAAAAATGTCTTAAGAGAAGACCAATATTCGCTCTCCAGTTTATAAAACAAAAGGGGAGTTGCAGCTTCACCCCATACATTATAAAGGATAATTAAGTGATTGAGAATTAAATGAGTCCTCAAAGATTTGGATTTGTTATAACGTTTGAAGAGTCTCTTAAGGTATTTAAATCTCTTAAGATCCTCTTCAAAGTCTTCATATGTAACTGACTGAGGATTTTCGTAATGCTTGATAGCAAATAACAAAAAATTATCCTCATTTAATTCATCAAAATGCATAATCTACCTATTCATCAATCACCGAAAGTTAGAGTTGCAGCACCGTTAGAAATTACTTCCTCAGTACCACCTGCAGAGGTGATCTTCACGCGATACTTATAACCATCTAGAGAATCATCTGCTAGACCGCTGTATGCGAGAGTTGCAGTTGTGAAGTCTGCATAGGTGATTCCACTATCAAGGGAAGCAGTGATGTCAACCCAACGAGTAGTTGCGGTTGCAGTCTGACGCTGCCACTGATATGAAAGTGCTCCAGGTGTACCAGTTGTGCTAGTAGTTAAGGTGAAAGTACCCTCTCCAGAAACCGATGTGCTCGATGCAGGTTGAACATCGATAATGACTGCTGATGCTACGTCTGCTGCAATGGTGTCATCTGCCTGAGTTTCATCTGCGTTTGCTTCAGGATTGCTGATAAAAACTAGGTGCTCTGCTTTATGACGAGTCTTTCCTGATGAATCTGTGAAGGAACGATATGACCACCAACCAGGACCAGTGATACCACGGCTAGCGTTCTCTGCTAGTGCTGCTTCGGTGTTATCAACAAAAACAATAGTTTCGGTATCAGTATTAGGAACTGCATTACGAAGTTCTTCAATTGCAGACTTCGCTGCGTTAGAGTCTACTCTATCGTAAAGAGACATTTCTTATTCTCCAATAAACTTTAATATCCTGTATTTATTTATGTAATACTCGTTTTAGGAACATCTGAATGAAATCCAGAATTCCATTTGCCTTAGTTTTATTTGTCTTTGCCAACCACTCCGACAAAGAAAGGAGTAACCCCAGAATGATGGTTACTCCCCAGTTAGTTATTAAACAAGTGATCATAATTTAATGCCGAATTTTGCAGCTGCGTCTGATACTTGACCAGTAACTTGATCCTTGAACATTGCTGCTCTAACAGTTGTAAGAATCATATCATCAATGCTATTGTCGGTTGACTTTACATACTTCTCTAGAAGATCTAGAACAAGTTTCTTAACTGCAGGACTAGTTGCAATTTGCATAAGAAGTGGTTTTACCACTGCGACTACTGCTCCCATAATAACCTCCTTGGTTTAATGTGTGGGTCTCCCGCTTTATTTAGTCAAAACGAGATGTGTGCTTTGCCATTGCTGCATTATCTCTCTTCTCTTTAGAAGTGAAACCATGCTTGATGACTCTAGCATTATGACGATTCACTCTTCTGTTGTGAGTTTCTAAAGGAGACTCCTTAGCACCTCTTTGCTTTGGTTGTTGTCTAGAACCAGGATGGTTCTTAGCATGTTCCTTGCCTTCTTTCGATCTGGAAATATCAAGTTTGTTTCCAGTCTGCTTTTCATGTTTATCTAGAACTTTCTGTCTCTTTGCTCTTGCCTCTAAAGATGCTTTTGCTTTAGCAGCACGTTCAGCACGACCAGAATCTCCACGATCAACACCTTCACGATCCATTCTGCGAGACTCAACAAACTGAGAGAATGACATCATTTCACCCATAGCAGACTGCTTACGTTGCTTCTTAGGGTTCTTCGTCTTGTCTGCAGAGTAGTGGTTTTCATCACGATCATCATCAGGATCTACCGCACTACGATGTCTTGTACGTCTTTCTTCATCACTCATGTTTGCACGACTTCTCTTTGCTTCATCAGGAGAATATGTTCTACCACTGTTGTACCATTCTTTACCTACATGACCTCTCTTCTTAGCATCAGCAGAAGCTTCTCTACGTTGAAGTTTCTTACGATTTGCTTTGAAATCCTTCATGGTCATGCCTTCTTCGATTTCAAACTCTTCCTTTGCCATCTCACGTTCTTTACGTTTTGCTGCTGTCTTAGCAAGTAGTCTTGCCTTTGCAGCATCACGTTCAGACTGAGGAATAGCAGTTACAGCACCGACCTTTTGATCTACATCACCAGGAGCATATCCTTCTTTATTCATTTTTTTCTTCTGCCATGAATCAAGTGCGTCTACTGGACGACCACCTTTAGCAAGAACTTCTTTCTTATGTGCTTGGAAAGCAGCGGTAGAAGATGCTTTATTTGCAGCAGCAGCATCGGCAGCTGCTTTTCTGGCAGCTACCTTTTCTCTAGAGATACGATCAATTCTCTCAACTGGAGTTTCCTCCTTTAACTCTTCACTGTCAGGACTAATCTTGACATTATTTTTACCTACGGAGATATTCTTTCCCCTTTGAACTTTCTCTTCTTCTGTAATAAAAGATTTAAATGATTTCATTTTTTATTTCCTCAGCGAACGTTAGCAGCATACCATTTCTCAAAATCTTCTCTACGCTTATCACCTCTAGGTGGCATAGGAGTCTTCTCTCCACGAACAGGAGCATACTTTTTCTTCTGTCCTGCTTCATACTTCTCAGGATTATTGCGAGCCTGCTGTGCTTCCATTACTTCTTTCCAGGAGTAATTACGAACTTCAAGACCACCTTCCTCTAGAGAATTGCCAATCATTTCATAACCCATGTTTAGATCCTTTCTCTCTTTAGGAGTTAGAGTTGCTTTTCCTCTTTGTGCTCCTCTTGCTGCTTGCTTTGCCTTTACCTTAGGATCATTTGACTGATGACCATATCCATGAAGACCAGGATTCGATGAAGTGGTCTTACGATGATCACCTCTCTGTGCTCTAGCATAATTTTGTCTTTGCTTTGCTTTGTTGGCATCTCCATAAGTAGGTTTGTTCTCAAGTGCAGTTGCTCTATCTGCAGCTGCACCACCCTGGGTATTAGAAGCAATCTTGTTACGAATTTTAGTTTCATCATAACCACGCTTCGCCATTGCAGTTGCTTCTAGAACTAAATCATAGAGTTCTTGAATTTCTTCTTCAGAAAGATCTTCCATGAGTTCAAAGAACTGATCTTCGTTCTCGATAACACCTTCAGCATGGAGCCAATCAGCAACCATCTCTACATCAGAAAGAAACTCAATTTCCTCCTCAAGAACTTCCTGATCTTCGTTAATTGTTACTCCTTCTTCTTCGAAGATAACTTCAAAACCATCTTCGTATGCTGCAATTACTTCTAGAACTTGTTCGAAGGTATAACCCTCTTCAAGCATATCCCTTTCCAAATCAACATACTCTTCCTTAGGGACACAGTTAGGGACTTGCTTACCACCCTTCATCTTCATACCAACTGCCTTGTATCCCTTCCAGCAGGCTTCTTCAAGACCTTCTTCAATTTCATTTTCTTCGTTTCTAATTTGATTGAGAAGATTATCTAGATTACTTTTCTTTTTAGCAGTTGCAGTCTTAGCAACTGGTTTTGGTGTTGGTTTCTTAGCAGCTGGTTTTGCAGCAGGAGTAGGAGCGGTTGGTTTTGCTGCGGCAGTTGAAGTGGAAGTCTTTGCAGCAGGAGCGGGAGCAGACTTACCGCGACCCTCATCGTATCCAGCCTTAGCAGTCTTAACAACTTTACCCGCAACTTTACCAGCGCCACGAATAACTTTCTTAAGACCAGATTTAAGAGCAGCACCCACTCTACCTAGAATGCCAGGGCGCTTACTTCCAGTTGTTCCACCTGAAGAACTTGAAGATGATGATCTTGGGGTTCTAGATCCAGTATTAGAAGTATCGGATTTTGAATCATCATTTTCCGATCCTCCAGGAGCATCCTTAGCAGCTGCAGATGCTTTCTTATAACCAGCAACCGCAGATCCAGCAACTTCACCAGCAGCGCCAGCAACTTTCTTAGCAACTGCTTTTGCACCTGAAGCAACTTTCTTAACTGCTGCTTTTACCTTAGCAAGCTTACTTGGTCTGCTTGTTTCTGATTGTGCCTCTGAATCATGACCAACAGTTACCTTTGCTTCTTCAAGATACTCTAGTTCTGATTCTACTTGCTCTAGAAGAATAGTTTCTAGTTCGTCAATTTCAAAACCTTCTTCTAAGGTTTCGTAGAAAAACTCTTCTACAACTTCTTCAATTAGTTCATCAGTAAGGAAAAGTAGATCTTCATCAGTTAGTTCCTCTAGAACAGAAGAGAAGTCTACATCTTCAATCATCTTTTTAGACTTTTTCTTTCCGTGTGTTGAACCACAAGACTCTTCAACATCATCACACTCGCAAGGTTTTTTATTACACTTGGAACATGTTTCTTTCTCTTCTTTATTCATCGCTTTTTTAATAGCGCGATCTTTTACACCTGCATACTCATCGGTTTCATCTTCTACCGTGCCATCTTGATCATAGTCCTTCGACTTCTTACCAGACTTCTTAGTATACTTGTGCTCTTGATCTTCACCAGCACCTTTCATTTCGTCCAAATAACCAATATCATCCAGGATGTTTTCGATCCCATCGAGTTTGAAGTTGTTAGTAAACATTTTAATTCCTTGCGAGTTTTTTCGTTTCCTTTTATTATTTAGTTGTTTTTACTTTTTTCATCCAACCACCAAACGTAACTTTTGGTTGTCCTGGAGTAAGTTTTTGAACATAGTCACGATATTTGTCAGTTCCAATTTCTAATTGAGTAGATGGATCAGATCCTTCTGACATTTGGGTTAACCAACCTCTATGAGAATTATCATACTCATCAACATAAATTATATAGTTTGGTCCACGATGAATAACTTGACCAACAACACCAGTATCTAAGTGCTGTACAATTGATCCCTCTTTAAATACTTCACCATGATAATATGCTTCTCTTAGCATTTCATAATCTAGTTTAGGTGCGTACTGCCAGGTTTCTACTTTTGCTGTGGCGTGCATTGCGTCTTGAAGAGTTCTAAAAAGTTTCTCTTTGTCAGAATCTTTTAATGCGTCTGGGACTCCTTTTTTGAAGACTTCAAACTGATCATCCATCGCTGCCTTACGCATCTTAGAAGCCGACATTCCGCTAACATCTTCAGCATCAGCATCTCTTTCACCTGTTCTCCTTTGTTTCTATTTACCATTGACTTTCCTTCTGATGTACTATTTAAATGTTTTCCGCTTTTTAACAAACAAATCGTCTATTCATTTTGCTGGAGAGAGCGGAAAAGGAAATACGTTTCTCAATGGCAAAGGGCATGT